ACCTGAAGGAAGAGCAGTGCGACGGTTGCGATTCTTAAACCAGCAACACCAGTCACCATTTCGTTACCGCCTACGCACCCTCTGCAAGGAGAATTTGTAAACGCCTTCGACTCAGACCCAGATTTACGGTTTGCGGTGGGGGCGTGTGGAACCAAGTTTGGCAAGACTTATGGTTGCAGCATTAGGCTGGTTAAGCAAGCGTGGGATAACAAAGGGTCGCTCAACTGGTGGGTAGCGCCGTCCTACAGCCAGTCAAAGATTGCATACAACCTTGTGAAGCGGCTGCTTCCCAAGGACACCTATGCTGAGCAGAAAACAGACCTTCGATTGGTTCTGCTGGAGCCGGACGGCGCTGAACACTCCGCCATTGAGTTCAAGTCTGGTGATGACCCGGACAAGCTGAGAGGGTTTGCTGTCAACTTTTTTGTGGTAGATGAAGCGGCCAGAATCAGTTGGGAATCTTTCGTCAGCGTTCTCACAACCGTCACGCAGACACGCGGTAAAGGTATCATCATCAGCACGCCCAAAGGTCGTGGCTGGTTTTACGACGTGTATAGGCGCGGCGAGAAGTTTGATGTAACCGGCCAGCGTATTTTGCAAGACGGCGAAGATGACCCATACCCAGAGTGGCGCAGCGTAAGGCTTCCCACATGGGCGAATCCCCACGTTGGGGCCGATGCTATCAAAGAGCTTAAGCGCAACTTGCCAGATGACGTGTTCAGGCAGGAAGTTGCGGCGGAGTTCATTGATGGATCGGCGGGCGTGTTCCGTAGTATTCGGGATTGCATTCGTGGAGAATTGCAGCCGCCCATCCCCGGACACCACTATGTAATGGGTGTTGACTTGGCCCGGTTGAGAGACTTTTCAGTGCTCACCGTTGGGGACATGGCCAACAACAACGTAGTACATTGGGAGCGATTCAACGACACAAGTTGGGATGTTCAGTACCGGCGCATCATTGACTGCGCTAGGCGGTACAATGCCATTGCCATTGTAGATAGCACCGGCATTGGCGACCCCATTGTGAACACCCTATCGTCCGCTGGCATTCGCCTTGATCCGTACAAGATCGGGAGCAGTTCGGCAAAGAAACAACTTGTAGACAAGTTGCGCGTTAACATCGAGCAGCAGAAAGTCTCTTTCCCGAACATTCCAACGCTGGTCAAGGAGTTAGAGGACTACGAGTATAAGTTTTCTGAGAGTGGCGTCGTTTCATTTTCAGCGCCTCGTGGGCGGTTTGATGATTCTGTTATCTCTTTAGCTTTGATGAACTGGGGCGCAAGTCGTGAGCCATTTACGTACAGGTACAAAAGTGTCCGGGGCATCTAAAATCACCGTCAACATCTCGAAGGCGCAACTTGACTACTTTCGCAAACGTGCTCGGCAGTGCAAGAAAGAGATTTTTGCAATTCTGTTTGGGCGCGTACTTTCTGATACCGAAGTGGATGTGGTCTATTTTGACTACCCTCGCCTAGAGATTTCAACGCCAGCAGAAGTTCTGGCGGAGGCAGACGATGCTGAGGTAGCTGTGCAGTCAGCCGAAAAGGTTGGCTTGGAGATGGTTGGTACGATCCACAGCCACATCGGCGTCCCCTGCTACATGAGCACACAAGACCGAGAGGGCCACATTGAAGAAGGCTCCATCATCAGCGGGATTGTAGAAGTGATTGGTGGCAGAACCCGCGTAGCTTTTTGGCAGGCGCGCTCGCCTGTGCCGTGCAACATCGAGTATTTTCCTCCATGCCCGACCTAACAATTTGCATAGCGTGCAGAGGCAATGGCCTCGGTCTGTGGTCAACAGTAGAGGGGTGCGAAGCTGACCTTGAACACTCGGGGATCAGCTACAACTACAGCATCGTCCAGAATGGAGATAAGAAGCCGGACAATGGCACGCTGATACTTCTGAATTATCTTCATGAAAGCGGCAAGTTGGCTTTTAAAGAAGTTCGCAAGGAGCCGATGTCGCCGCCCAGTGCAAGGCAACTAGCCTCGGCGCACGCTGATGGTAATGTGCTGGCCTTTTTGGACAATCATGTGATTGTCCACAGAGACTACTTCAAACGTGCGATGCTGGACTTTGAGCAGTATGGATGTGACATGCTGCACAGCACCACCCAGTTTCACCCCGGTAACAAGCTCTATTATCACTACAGCCTGTTACTGGACACACAGTTTTGGGGAACATCGTCCCTGTTCACACCCACGCATAAGCCATACAAGATTGCCGCTGGTGGTCACGGCGGCTTTTTTGTTACTCGGGCTTCTTGGGAAGAAGTCGGCGGCTACGGGCCAGATGAATTGTTTGAGGGCTACGCGGGAGAAGAGCTAACCACCGATCTCAAGTATTGGATGCTTGGTAAGACTGTTTGGCTGGACCCCAAAATGGTGCATAGCCATTACGTAGGTGTGCGCGAATATAAGCGCCACTACACGGATGACTACTACATCAACTTGATGGTGTCCGCCAACGTGATTGGTGGACCGGCTTATCTGGACCGCGTGGCCAAGTATTTCTGCAAGGTTCCGAGGGCGTTGTCTGAGAGAACTATTTACGACCTCATGCAGATAGCGTACCGGCGCAGCAACGTCTATGCGAAGGAGTTGGCTTCAAAGCGGCTGATGGATTTGCCCCAGCTATTGCAGTTTTTCCAGCGTGAATGTATTGAGCACTAAGGCAGGCAACGGTGATTATCCCTATCCAGCAATTTGAACAGTTCCAGCAGGTAGAGAAGGTTGAGATTAACCCAGATGCTCCAGAGATTGAGCGTCTGAGGAGCCAAAACCCTATTTACACTGACATGCGGGACAAGTGGGACTTGTACCTGAGCGCCTATGAGGGCGGAGCGTCTATAACTAATCACCATCACGTGTTTAAGCATCAGCGGGAGAACGTAGAGGACTTCGAGGATCGCGTCAAGCGGCTGCACTACATCAACTACTGCGGCCCCCTCGTTGATTTTTTCACATCGTTTATCTTCACTGAGACGATTCAACGTGACTTTGGCAGCAATTCGACTTTCTTCAGAGAGTTTGTCAACAACGTAGACCGTCGCGGGTCCAATATCAACGCCTTCATGCGTACCGTGAGCGATGACATGCAGATTTTTGGTATGTCTTACGTGCTTGTAGACAGCCCTCAGCGCCCAGACAGCGTTGAAGTGGTGACAAAATTCACGGAAAAGCAGCTTGCCATCCGCCCCTACTGGGTGCTTATTAAGCCTACGGAGGTTCTTGATTGGGTGGCGGACCCGTTTGACTCGTTGGAATACTTGAAGCGGGTCCAGTTTGTCACCGAGCGCGACGGCAACCGAACCGTGACGTTTGAAAAGTACATAGAGTTCTTGCCCGACAAGATAACGGTTAACTACATTGATGTATCGGACCAAACAAAGCCGATACTTCGCGCTGACAAGCGGCAAGAACTGGTTAACCAGTTGGGCATGATCCCAATTGAGGTATGTCGCTACCGGCGCAGCAAGAGAATGGGGTGGTTGGGGGACAGTTTCCTTCGTGATTTGGCCTCAAATAACAAGGAGGTCATGAACCTCACGAGTCTGTTGCAGGAATTCCTGTACCGACAGTGCTTTAACGTGCTCGCCAAGGAAGTTGATAGCATGATCCCCGAAGCCGGGGCCGAATCGGGCATCGAGGGCACGTCAAATGTGCTGGAATACCCGAAGGGGGCGCACGCACCAAGCTATATTACTCCCCCGTCTGACCCAGCCCACTTTTTGCAGGATGAGCGTCGTAGTATCGTCGCTGAGATGTACCGCCATGCCGCACAAGACACCATGAATGAACTATTCAATGGTGGTAAAGCCAGTGGATTCAGCCAAGCTCAGTCTTTTTCCAAGACAGTTCCCTTCATTGCCACCCGCGCGGATGCGTTGCAGGACACTGAGTACAAGCTGTATAGCTTGACCCTACAGTATTTGGGCACGGCGGACTCTACCGGCGGCTTTGACGGCAAGGTGAAGTACAAAGACCGCTACGAGTTGACGAACATCACGGATGCCCTGTCCCAGTTGACGATGCTGTTTAGGGATTTGGCAATTCCTTCTCCGACATTCGTCAAGCAGGAGATGAAGCGGCTTGTCCATGAACTTGACGATAAGATTTCGCCCGACTTGATGGCACAGATCGAAAATGAGATTGACTCTATGGACTTCGCTCAGTGGCAGCAAATCCAAGAGGAAGCGTTGGTTGGCAGAGGCGTTTCCATTGCCGAGCAGCAGAAACCTAAGTCGAGCGGGACGATGGCCGAGTTGAAGCAGGAATCCAACAATGCTCCGGCTGGCCCAACTAAGCAGATGCGCCCAAGGCAAAACAAACAGTAGACAATGAAACGTAACTTCACAATCCGGCTATGTGTGCTAGTGTTCGCGCTGTTAGCGTCGTTTGCGCTGGCACAGACCAAAACCACAGTTACGGACACCCTTCATGCGCCAGACGGCACACTGCTTGAAGGGCGCATGATTATCACTCCGACTGCGGGATTCATTGCCGCCGATGGGACCGTAGTTTCTCCCAACAGCAGCATCCCAGTATCGGTCACGTCTGGCGTGTTCACGGTCGCGCTTGTACCCACCGTTGGGGCTACCCCAGCCAATGTGACTTACACCGTAACGTACAATGTCACAGCGGCGCGGTCAAGCGAAACGTGGAAGGTGCCGGTCAGCGCGACCCCGCTTGGAATTGCAGATGTGCTTTATAGCACCACTGTCATCCCGTCCAGTGATTTTGGCACGGCTAATATGATTCCCCCCACAGGTTGCGATGGGTTGGGGGGCTATTTGTTTCATGACTCTACAAGTGGCCTGTGGACATGCGCTGCGGGGGGTAGCGTTACCTCTGGGTTGACATCGTTCAATGGCCGCACAGGAGTTGTGGTCCCGGCATCCGGCGATTACAGCTTTTCGATGCTGTCCGGCACCGCCCCTTTGCCGGGCGCAAGCCAAAGCGCGAACACGGTTTTGGCTGGGCCAAGCTCAGGCGTTGCCACAGCGCCGCTATTCAGAGCTTTGGTTGCTGCCGACATCCCAGTTTTGAATTATCAAGCGGTGTTGAGTACCCATACCTCCGCCACTCACCACTTTCTGACAGGCTTTACCGCGCCCAACACCTTTACGGACGCCCAGCCTACGTGCTCTGATATTTCTGGGGCCGCCCCGTCTTGCGGCACTGATGCCACAAACGCGACCAACATCACGTCTGGTACTTTGCCTGATGCTCGGCTAAGCAATACTGTTGCCGCCGGTTCCTGCACACTTTGCAGCGTCACCTATGACGCGCATGGACGCATCACTGCCACCAGCAACGGCACCGCTGGCAGTTCTGGAGCGTTTTCGGCGCTGACGGGCGGCACAAATACCAGCGCAGCTATGTTGGTTGGTTCTGGGGCATCTTTGGCCCCAACCGGGACCGGGACCATTAACGCAAACGAGGTAAACGGCGGCACCATGCCAACGTCTGCTTCTGTCTTGGCCAGCAATAGCAGTGCTCAGGCTACGGCAGCATCTACGACTGGCTCCGGTAGTGTCGTTTTGGCTACCTCGCCGACTTTGGTCACTCCTAATCTGGGTACACCGTCTTCCTTGACGCTGACTAATGCTACCAGCCTGCCAGTGTCCGGCATCACTGCAACCGGGTCGGCGAGCATCACCACATTCTTGCGCGGTGATGGTTCTTGGGCAACGCCCGGTTCTAGCGCCCCCGGCGGGACCAGCGGACAGATGCAGTTCAATAGCGGCGGCGCATTTACTGGTACGTCCTTGGTGTATGTAGACGCCGCAGATGGTTGGCTCGGTTTCGGTGGAACGACGGTCCCGAAGAAGTTGGTATGGTTCCACGCGGGGTTGAACCAGAATGTAGCCCTGTACTCGTTTAACAGCGAAGCAATCTTGCAGGCGCTTGACGATTCTGGGGTAACTCAGGAGCCTCTTCAGATTTATGGCAACCCAATCAGTTTAAACGGCAACGCGCAGTTGAACAACGGCCTTGTACTTGGTACGGCTACTGGCGGCGATAAAGGTGTCGGCACCCTTAATGTCGCCAGCGGGTACTACGTGAACGGTGCCGCATTGAACTTCAGTAACCTTGCAGGCACACTTAGCTCTGGGCAACTCCCGGCCAGCTTCAACGCCACTACCGCTACTGCTTTGGCCGCGTCTGGTACGGCTTGCTCGGCGGGCAGCTATGCGCGGGGTGTGGACGCAAGTGGCAATGCCACAGGCTGTACTACGGCAGCGCTTGGCACTGTAACGAGCGTTGGACTGACACTGCCGCCGTGGCTTACGGCCTCGGGATCGCCGGTTACCAATTCTGGCACGTTGGCTGTGAGCGCGGCTGGTAGTCAAGTTGCCAACGAAGTTCTGGCTACGCCAAACGGGGCAAGCGGCGCTGTGGGTTTGAGAGCCTTGGTTGCTGGTGATATTCCGGCTCTTAATTACCAAGCGGTGCTGAGCACCTATTCGGCCCCGGCACATAACTGGTTGACTGGTTTCACGTCACCAAACACGTTTACGGTTGCACGCCCGGCGTGCGCGGACCTGTCGGACGCAACGCTCTGCAACGCGACTTCGACTGGTTCCGGCGCTGTGGTGGAGGCCACCAGCCCGACGCTGGTCACTCCGAACCTCGGCACGCCAAGCGTGATCAATCTGACAAATGCAACGAGCCTGCCCTGCTCAGCGTTGCCCGCCCGCACCGGAGACGCCACCCGGGCGGTGAACCGGCGCTGACCGTTCTCCGGTGCGCAGGTGCGGACAGGAACGGTGAGCTCCAGCACGGTGCCCTTGGCGAGGCGGGTCCCGGCGGGCGCGATCGCCGTGTCGGCCGCAGGGGCCGGAGGAGCCGGCTTCGGCGTGGTACTCGCCGGCTCGGAAGGCTTCGGAGCCGGTGCCGAGGGCCGCGCCTGGACGGCCCCGGGAGGCGGCTCGACAACGGCGGGTAGCGGCCGAGGGCTCCGGGCGGCCGCCGTGGTGTCCTGCGCCGGGTTATCGCTCGGCGTGGGACTGATTCCCACCACCGCCGGAGGTGCCGGCTCCCGGTGGAACACCCCAAGCTGATTGAGTCCCGCGACCAGGCCGCTCACCGCCGCGATGAGGCCGGTCGCGGCGGTGAGTAGACCGAACCTGATGCCCGCTTCGGTCATCGATAGGCCGTGCAGGCGGACCAGAAACGTCGGCATCC